GTTCCTGAAGTCGTTGCAGTTGCGCTAGATGTTCCACCAGTAATTAACGTAGATCCAGCAGGAGCTGAACCAGTTAAAAGCTGAATGTACATCTTGGTTGCAGAAGATGCTGTAGTATTATCAATAGCAAGCATTTGCCCAGTACCACCAGACCAACTGACAGGCTCAAAGGCGCTAAACGTGCCTGAGTTAGTACCGCTTAATGAAAGCTCATGAGTAACACCACGGAACAGTAGACCATTCAAACCAAATAATGTTTCAGCAGTGCCATCACGGGTTACATACTTAACATATTCGTAAAGATCATTGATTGCTGTACGAGTACCAAGATCCCACTGAATGTAATAATTCTCGTCAACTCCATTGTTGTCTACATCTAAAGCTACATAGCCTTCAGTGAGCGCAGAAGTGTCATAAGCTGCAACAGTTCCTGAAGCAGTCTGGTTGTTTAAGTCAGTTGCCCTTGATAATGCTAGAACGTTGTTACCTCGGGACGTAGCAGAAATCGCAAACTCTGCGTATGTAAACCCGTAGTCGCGAGACAAACCAAGAAGCCTTCGTCCGTCAGTATCAGCACCGCCAGTCCGTACTTTTACCATAAACCGATGTGAGATACCGCCAGCAGGATCTGAGTTCAGTCCTAAGCTGTTACCTTGTGGATCATTATTCCACCAGTCGTCAGCAATAACTGTACCGTTCTGAACAACTTGAATGGTCGGCGCATTACCAAAGTTTACGATACCGTCATAGATAACATCACCAGATGATTGAATAATAGAACCGTCATATAGATGTTCAGAGGCTGCATCATCAATGTTATATGAACCTAACAGCGTAATAATGTTATCCGTTGAACGATCAGACGGGTTATCGTCTGTGATGTCTAACTGATCATCACCCGAAGAACTTGCATCATCTGCAAAGTCTTGTAAGGCCCGGTGAAACTCAATTACCGTTGCGTAGGTCGGGGTTGTTCTTCCGTTAGTCCCAGCGGTTCCGTCGTGGTCTGCGCCAACGTACCGGATATTCCCGCTAGAACGCGTTATTTCCCAGTCTAATGGTTCAAATGCCATTTTCTATTCCTTAAATTGTGATTGCTTTTTCGGCAACCAATCCACTAAACGTACCGCCTGAATAATTCTGATAAAACGCATCAGACGGATTCCCAATTACTCTATAGAGCGTTGTCGAGCCGTAATTGTAGCTGTAAACATCACCTTGCGCGATTGTTTCTATGAAAACAGGCTCTGTTGCGTATCCTGTCGCGTAATCAATCCAAGTTTTACCACCGCCACCACCAGATATATACTGGTTGGTCATGTTAAATCGAACAAACTCGCCGTACTCATTGGGGCGAATCTCAAATGCTATTGCGCCGTTTTGTATTTTATGCCTTGGAATACGTCCAGCTTTACCGTCAGCACCTTTCTTTCCTGCTGGGCCTTGCTCGCCTTTGTCTCCCTTGTCTCCTTTCGGGCCTTTAAGCCCTATGGCTCCATTTTGGCCCTGAATACCTTGGTCGCCCTTGTCTCCTTTGTCCCCTTTCTCACCTTTTGGGCCTCTTGGGCCGGTTTCTCCAATAGGGCCACGCTCGCCGTTTCTGCCCTCTAATCCTTGAATTCCTTGCTCGCCACGCTCTCCCTTATCACCTTTATCGCCAGGAATTAGCTTAAAGTCACGGACAATATCTAGTTTTTCGGATAATTCCTCAAGCTCTGACTTCGTTTTACTATCTAATCTTTGAAGCCTCTCTAAGAATACCGCTAGAGCCTGATTAATCTTCAACGAAACACCTTTTCAGGCTTTCAGCGAGCGCTTCATTCAATCCGCGTTCGCCATCGTCTACTTCTTCAGGCTCCTCCTCTTGTCTTGTTGCGCCATACGGCTCGATAGCGTATTCAACGCCAAATTGTTGTGCTAATTGCTTGTCACGGGCTATCTGAGACAATAATTCTTCTGAATCCATACCATACTGGCTAGCAACGTGAGAAAGAGACAAAATGCCATTCTGCAAACCAGTAACGGCTGCTGTCATCTCTTTCTGCGGGTCAACCCAGCTCCAACCACGACCCCTGAACTCTGCCGCAAGTGAAAACTTGTTGTATTGACTTAAAGGAATGCCAAAAGAGTCAATCTCCATAGCAGCGCCAAGCCATTGGTCGTAGATTCTGCGAACAAAATGCTCAATAAAGAATGAAATCATGTTTTTATACATGTCTCTTTCTTCTAACGCTCCCTGACGAATGCTTGAATAGGATGTTGCTTCTAAGTCATTTGACAGGCTGGTATAGCTCACACCAAGTGCTGAGGCAATACCTTTCAAGATTGATTTGTGGAATGCGTCAAAATCGTTGCTAGGAAACTGAGGATTGAAGCTCTCAAACCCAACGCCTTGAGGCAAGCTGTGGAACGTTCCTGGTTCTGCCGACATTATAGGCGTAGCACCGTCGTAGTCATCAGCAACGAACCCGTCACCGCCTTGGGTCGTAAAGAATCCCATCTTCGACGCACCAACTCTTGCGTTAATTACAGCAGCTTCTCTAAATGCCCCTAGCTGTTTGATTGCAGGAATCGCTGGTGCCAACCAAGGCTCTCCCCTAGTTTGTCCAGGTCTTAATTGCTTGAACAGATGAATCATCTTTTCAGCAGGGACTCTGACATGTTTCGGGCTTTTCTTCTGAGTTGTGTAGTCGTAATCGCCAGGATGGTACGTTAAAACGTGATAAGCGATAGGTTTCTTGAACTTATTAAGCTCAACACCCATGCGAATCTCTCTTTCACCATCTAAACGCTTGTTTAACTGTTCGTCTATCTGGTCTGACTCAATAAATTGTATTGCGAACGAATCATGGAACTCTGCGCCTCGGTGCATCAGAATAAATGCTTCACCATCCTTGGCTAAAAGCTCAACTGCAAGTTTCTGACAGTCTATCCATGACATTTTGCCATCTACGGTAGGATTTCCGAACTTTCCCCACATTTTGAACGCTGATTCGACTGAATCATTGCCTGATTGGTCTAAATTACCGACCGAATCTAGTGCTTTTGACTGCAAAAACACCCCTTTTTCACCGACAACATTGACTTTTAGCAGCTCAAAATAACGCTTAACGTACTCGTTATTAATCGCTAAATCGCGACTTCTGTTCCGTAATTGCTTTAGTGCGGGTCGTAATTCTGAGTCAGCAGACCGTTCTGAAGCGGTAAAATCAGCAAAAAGCCGCCCTTGATTGACAGCAGCATATTGTCTTTTGATTATCCGCTCTTTAGTCGGCGGCGTATTCTTAAAGATGTCAAAAATTCCCATCAGAATCTAACCTTTATCGTTGAACTGGTTTGTCGATGATTTTCAGCGTCTAGCTTGGTCTTTTCTGCTTTAACTTTAGCCGCGAAATAATCCTCGGCCTGTGTCAATTCCTGAAAAGTCATCTTGGTCAGACTTCGACCAGCTATTGAGTAAGATGAAACGTCAGCGTCTGCCTTACCCTGAAGCAAAGACTGGATTTTATCCAACATGATTTCTTCATGACTTCTTGGGTCACTAGCATTGATATCAAGGTCTGGAACAACGTCTGCATGGCCTCTTTCAATAACCTTTCTTTCGCTGTCAGAATTTCTAACAATCTCCAACTGCCAATGATAGTAGCCAGGATTGTAAGTTGCAGTGACTGCTGATGATTCTTGAAATAGGAAATAAGTTGTTTGATTTGTCGCGGTAATGTTGATTTCATTACCACCACCGGCAATTCTTGCGATATACTGAGCTGTATACAGTGAAGGGTCGTAAACTTCAGCAAGGTCGGTTCGCTTCCATTGAATAAAGTCACCGACTACTATGCTTCCTGGCTCGCCCTCTTTGATGTTGTCGAAATAATTAGATTCGTCTGACATATCACCGCCATGCGTTGACAAACCCTCCACTCATTCTTGGTATGAAGGGTCGTTGATTGGATACCTGTTTAGGTTTCTCTACCGTCTCAGGCTTTGATTTTATCTTATCTGAAATTGAATTTATATCCACGTTCAGTATAGCATACGCAGCCATTGCGTAAACATAGCAATCTAAGGCTTCGTTCCTTGGCCTGATTTTAGTAAATACTCGTTTTTTATAGCCTCTCACGAACTTCGTGACAATCTTTTCTGCTGTTAGTTGCCTGAAGTATTCATCAGTCAAAGTATCAGAGAAATGGATATAACCTGGCCCTTCTTCTTTGATTCGCATCCTCGTAAATAACAGGTCTTTTGTAGCATCAACCCCAATCGGAAATAACGGGCATTTCATTGAGTTATTCTTTGACGGTCTACCCGCTATCGGCTTGCCTTCACCACCGACACCTTTGATGGCGAAGTATCGTTTGCCCCAATTCTTCTTACAGTAATTATAGACCGCGTTGGTAAAGTGACCGCCTGAGTCAACACAAGCCGCTCTCACAGCTAGTTGTCTTTCGTCTTCTGTCTTAAATACTTGTCCTAACTTTGCGTCTAGGAGCGACCAGAGCTGCGGTGTTGATGGGTCACCATAAAGCGTATCGTGAGCTAAGACATAGGATTCATCATCTCTGCCCCATCCGATGAAAGAGACTTCTAATCTGTCGTCTTGGGTATCCACGCCTGCCGTAACGAATATAACTTCCCCTGGGACTTCATCAAATTGCTCCCTTCTAGTCGAAAGCTCATAGTCGTCTATGGTTTCGCCTGCATCCTCAAAAGTTTCTCCAAGATAGGTGTTTACATACACTTTGAGCTGTTCTGGATTCTTTCTGACTGCTAGAAACTCACGCACACCATCTGACAAAGGCGTCCAAGGCGAATAAAGACCTGATATCTTAAATCCAGCAATACCTTTAAATTCTTCTTTAGCTACCCACTGACCGTTTCTGACCGACCATCTTCTATCGGCATCAGACCACAACGTTCCGCATTCTTCGCATAAGTATTGAGCGGTCTCTGGGTCATCATCTTGCCAGCGAATATTAGCCCAAACCAAAGTCTGCTGATGCTCGCAATGCTTACAAGGGACA